CTGCACCTGTAGCACAACCCGCCGCCGCAACTCCAGCACCCACAGCCGCCCCAGATTGGCGTGGTGGATTAGCCCCAGAGTTCCAGACCCATCCTTCGCTGAAGGATATTAAGGATATTAATGGACTAGCTAAGAGCTATATCTCCGCTCAGTCCATGATTGGAGCGGAAAAGATTGTCCTTCCTAAGGCAGACGCGAAACCTGAGGAATGGGATGGTGTTTATAGTAAGCTTGGTCGCCCCGAGTCGCCAGACAAGTATAAGCTCCCTGACGTACAGGCTCTAAATCTCCCCAAGGATGTTGGCGTGGATGAGCAGGTAGCTAAGAATATGCTTGGTGTATTTCATAAAGCTGGCCTCTCCCAGAAGCAGGCAGAAACCGTTTATTCGGAGTACCTAAAGTTACAAGGTGGCAAAGTCGCTGAGACGTTAGCTGCTCGCGAGAAGGCCAACACTGAAGCGGTTGAAAAATTAAAGGGTGAATGGGGTCAAGAGTATGAGGAGCGTTTAAACAAGGCGAATTTAGCATATTCAAAGTTTCAAAACCCAGAACTTGAGGCAGTTCTTGACGAGTACAATCTTCGCAATCATCCCGCGATGGTGAAGCACTTTTACGATAATTACACCAAGATGTCAGAAGATCGCGCTGATGGCCGATCTAATGAAGGGTTTGCAACGACGCAGGAGCAAGCCACAGAACAATTGAAGGCTCTCTCGATGGATCAGGAGTTCCAGAAAGCTCTCAATGATTCCACGCATGCAGGCCATAAAGCGGCTGTTGAGAAGCGGCTGAATCTATTCCGAATCGCCCACCCAGGAAAAAGTTCTTAAGCTTCCAACTATACTTTACGTATAAGTTATGCTAATATGTAAAGCATCGGGCAGCCCTTCCCATGGGTCCGATTGGTAGTTGGGGATAACTCAACCGCTTCAGCGAGCGTCATCGCTAGGAATGGGTCCGACGTGTGTCGGGTAGCTCGTCCGTAAAACGACAAGTTCAAAAACCAAACCTAGAAGGAGATCGCTCGCAATGAGCAATCAAATCGATACAGCCTTTGTACAGGCTTATAAAAACAACATCGAGGTTGGTTTTCAGCAAAAAGGTTCAAGACTTCGTCCTTACGTTCGAGTCGAAACACAAAATGCTGAATACGACTTCTATGATCGGGTTACATCGACAGCAGCTGTCAAGGTAACATCACGTCACGGGGATACACCTCTTATCTCTACACCTCACGACCGCCGACGATGTCAGCTCGTGGATTACGATTGGGCTGATCTTATTGATCGGAATGATCGTCTCCGCATGTTGGCTGATCCGACATCCGCATACACGACCAACGCGATTTTCGCTCTTGGCCGTTCTATGGATGACGAGATCATTTCTGCGGCTTCGGGAACAGCTTACTCTGGCAAAACAGGGAGCACATCGACCACGTTCGATACGACTAATAACCGTATCGCAGCGAACTATGTGGAAAGCGGTGGAGCGACAGCTTCCAATCTCACGATTGGCAAACTTCGCAAAGCTCGCCAAATCCTGGATGCAGCTGAGGCAGCTGAAGATGGTGAAGCTTTAATCCTCGCTCTTACCTCGAACCAAATCCAATCGCTTCTCCGCACAACGGAAATCACAAGCTCGGACTACAACACAGTCAAAGCTTTGGTAAATGGCGAAGTGGATACGTTCATGGGCTTTAAGTTTGTTCGTACAGAACGCTTAACCAAGAGTGGCAATAACCGCACATGCTTAGCATGGGCACGCAATGGGCTTCTTCTCGGCATGGCTCAAGACATCATGGTTGATGTCGGACCTCGCCGCGACAAGCGCAACTCCACACAAGTGTATGTCTGTGCCTCTTTTGGTGCAACACGCATGTGGGAAAGCAAAGTCGTCGAAATCCTCTGCGACGAAACAGTCTAACCGTAAGGAATTACTAATATGGCTACGACTAAAACAAATCAATTCGAGGTAATCGATGGCACAACAGTTGATAAGTTAGATCCTATCGACTTAGAAGGCCGTATCCGAGTGGCGTTCTTCTCACATACTTGTGAGAGTGAAGCCAGCGGTTCCACGATTAAGCTTACCAAGGTTCCAGCTGGCGCTCGCGTTCTTGCGATTGCGTTTGCTAGCGAAGACTGCGGTAACGCTGGTGCAACCATCGAAATCGGTGATTCGGGCGACACAGATCGCTTGGTTTCCGCGTTCGACATCGGAACAGCTGCGGTGGCTTATAGCTTCCGCGCTATGCGTACTCCGACAACTGAAACCCCTGATATTGGGTTCGGTTATCAGTACACCTCGGCTACTGAAATCACAGCAACCACTGCGGTGGATGCGCTGAATACCAACAACTTCTGGGGAGCAATCTTCTACGTTGTTGATTAAGTAACCTCTTGGGGTTGGAGGAGAAATTCTCCAGCCCCAACCAATTTCTAAATCCATGGCTTCATCTTGGGTAGCGGTAGCAAATGCGGCGCTGATCAAGTTAGGAACATCGACCATTATTTCTTTCGATGATGGAACAAAGCAGGCGAACCTAGCCAAGCTTCGCTACGAAGAAGTCAGGGACATTGTCCTTCGGATGCACCCATGGAATTGTGCGATGTCTCGGGTGATCATGAGTCCACTCGTTTCTACTCCAGCATTCGAGTTTTCCAATGAGTTTCAATTACCCTCGGACTTGCTGCGAGTTATTGAGATTCAGCCTGTTGAGACGCCATACAAGGTTGAAGGGCGAAAGCTTCTTGCGGATGCGACTCAGCTCGATCTTAAGTACATCTATCGAGTTACCGACCCCACTCAACTGGACGTTCTCTGTACTGAGGCCATTGCTTGTTACCTCGCTTACGATATTTGTTATGCCCTCATGCAGGATGCTGGGCTGCAAGATGTGAAGTGGTCCGAATTTGAAAAGGTTCTTCGCAGGGCAAAGCATGCGGATGCAACTGAAGATTCTGAATCTACTTTGCAGGCAGATGACTGGGATGTGGCGCGTTTCAATAGTTCAGGTCTTTTAAGGGCGCATAACTCAGGATAGTCTTACATGGGCAATCGCCATAATCCAATCCAGACCAATTTTACGGCAGGCGAAGTCTCTCCGAGGATTAAAGGGAGAGTGGATATTGCTCGTTATAATAATGGCGTCCAGAAGCTTAAGAATTTCATTATCATTCCTCAGGGTGGCGTTTATCGGAGAAGCGGAAATAAGTACGCGGCTGAAGTTAAGACAAGTGCAAGCTCGACACGTTTAGTCGAATTTGAGTTTTCAACCACTCAAGCCTATGTCATCGAGTTTGGAGATCAGTATCTCCGCTTCTTTAAGGACGAAGGAGTTATTGCCTTAGCTGCTCAAAACATCACGGGCATCACTAAAGCAAATCCAGCTGTGGTTACGTATGCTGGCGCGGATACTTATGCGAATGGGGATCGAGTCCTAATTGCTGGCGTGGCTGGCATGGTTGAGCTGAACAACCGCGAATTTACCGTTGCCAATGTCAATGCGGGTGCAAACACCTTTGAGCTTTCTGGGATCAATAGCACTGGCTACACCACGTACACGAGTGGTGGAACAATCTCAGAGATCTACGAGATTACCACTCCCTACCTTGCAGCGGATTTGTTTGAGCTTCAATTCACTCAGAGCGCAGACACGCTGTACATCACTCACCCTGATTATGCGCCGCGCAAGCTGACAAGAACAGGGCATACCTCTTGGACGCTATCAACCATTGATCTACTTGATGGTCCATATATTTCTGAGAATACGACGTCTACAACAATGACGCCATCTGCCACTTCTGGAAATGGCATCACGATTACGGCGTCTGCCTCGACTTTTACCGCGAATGATGTTGGGCGATTGATTCGCATCAAGCATTCCAGCACCTGGGGGTATGCAAAGATCGTGGGATTTACAGGGGTGACACAAGTCACTGCGGATGTAAAAAGTAATTTTGGAGCAACAACAGCTGTCACTACCTGGCGTCTGGGATCATTTTACACTGCGAACTATCCGCAATGTGTGGTGTTCCATGAGGATCGGCTAACTTTCGCAAACACCCCATCCCAACCTCAGACTTTCTGGATGAGCAAGTCGGCTGATTATGAGAACTTCGCACCAACAGCCACAGATGGAACAGTGGCTGATGATAGCGCAATTACTGCAACCCTTTCTTCAAACACTGTTAATGCGATTCGCTGGTTGGATTCTGGTCCAGTGCTGAGCTTGGGAACTGCTGGTTCTGAGTGGCAGGTGAAGGCTGGATCTATCAATGAGCCGATTACGCCGACGAATATTCAGGCGACTCAGCAGACGAAATATGGATCGCGGCTGCTTCGTTCACGCAGGGTGGGGTCGGCTATTCTCTACATCCAGCGCAGTGGTCGCAAGGTGCGAGAGTATCAATACAACTTTCAGATCGATGGTTTTGTGTCTAAGGAGCTAAGCCTCCTTTCAGAGCATCTTCTGCGTGAGGGGGATTACATTACAGACATCGCGTTTCAGCAGGAGCCTGACAGTGTGATGTGGATGGTTCGCAAGGATGGCGTGCTTGTTGGAATGACTTATCTTCCAGAGCAAGAGGTTGTTGGATTTTTTCAAGTGGTGCCTGGCGGGTCTTTTGATTCGGGTAATGCGGTGGTTGAGTCTATTGCAGTGATTCCGAATCCAGAAGGAACAGCGGATCAACTCTGGATGATTGTGAAGCGAACGATCAATGGTGCCACGAAACGCTATGTAGAGTTCCTGGAAGAACCCTTCAATCCGTCTTCCTCTACGGATAAAACGAATATGTTCTTCCTCGATAGTGGCCTCACCTATTCTGGGGGTGCGGCCACGACGATTTCAGGGTTATTCCATTTGGAAGGCCAAACTGTGGGGGTATGTGCTGATGGGGCGGTGCATCCAGATCGAACAGTGACCAATGGATCGATCACACTTCAAAGCTCAGCCACGCTGTGTCACGTAGGGTTAAAATACGATTCAACGATTAAAACTCTACCTGTTGAAGGTGGTGGTGAGGCTGGAACGTCTCAAGGGAAAAGTAAGCGTGTGCATCGCATAGGGATTCGATTATTGAACTCGTTAGGGCTTTCCTACGGCCCAGATGAAGAGCATTTAATCGCTCTTCCGTTTCGCTCGACGAATGATGATCTAGGGTCTTCTCCTCCGTTATTTACTGGAGACAAGGATGTATTGCCAGAGCTGCCTATTGAGTCTGAAGGCGTCTATGTCATCAAGCAGACCAATCCTTATCCACTGACGATCTTAGCGTTGATGCCAGAAGTGGTGGTGTACCGATGATTACGATTGTCCCATATCTAGCTGAGCATCTTGTGAAGATGAAAGAGGATCATCCATTTCTGGAGGTTGGTGGCGTAGAGACTTACGCGAGAACCATTGAGCGTGAGCACATGGCTTATACTGCCATGGAGGATGGAAAACCCATTGGCTGCGCTGGGGTGCTCCCTTGCTGGCCTGGGATGGGGGAGGCTTGGGCGCATTTAACTCCACGACTTCAGAAGCATCCACTCGCTCTTCAGAGAGCGGTGAAGCAGTGCTTACCTAAGATCCGAACGATGGGTGGCTTTCATCGCATTCAGTCCCACGTGCTTGTGGGCTTTGAAGCGGGGGTTCGCTGGGTGGAGACGATGGGATTTCAATTTGAAGGGATCTGTAAAAAGTACGGTCCCGATAAGAAGGATTATTATCAATTCGCAATAACTTACTGATATGGCAACAGCAGCACCATTAGCAATCGCGTCTCTTGCGCTTACCGCGATTGGAACAGGAATGGCCGTTTACGGTCAAATGCAGCAAGCGCAAGCTGCAAAGAAAGCTGGGGACTATAACGCGGCAGTCTCTAAAAACAATGCATTAGCTGCTCAGCAGCAATCCGCATTTGAGATGGCTCGCCAGCGTGAAATGAATTTAAGGCGCATGGGATCGCAGAAGGCGGGGTACGCGAAGTCTGGAATCACTCTGGATGAAACAGCTTCTGACGTGATGTCCGATACATTGATCAGTGGAGAGCTGGATGTGTTGGCGACGAAATACAAGGGAGATATGGGATTCCAGCGCAACATGGATGAATCCGTTTTAAGTACGTACTCTGGTAATAACGCGATGCGTTCAGGGTATACGCAAGCTGGAGCGACGTTAATTTCTGGAGTTGGCAAAGGTGTGAACACTTACATGGACATGCCTCGAACAAATCCACAGGCAAGCAAGATGCCGAACCCTGATTTTGGAAGGAGATACTAATGGCTCGCATCGAAGAATATCGACGACAAGAGAATGTCTACACTGGCTCTACGGGAGCGATGGCAGATGCCTCTGCTTTCACAGGTGGATTTGACGCACGGGCAGGCAATGCTCTTATGGGTGCGGCTTCAGATGTGGCAGATGTGTTTGAGAAGAGGAAGCGTCAGGATGAGGCGATTTGGGTAGATAATACGGTGACACAAGCTCGCATGCACTGGATGGAGCGCATGGAGCAACTCAAGAAAGAAGCTGGTCCTGGCGCGGGTGGATTTACTCCTCGTGTAGGAAAAGAGTATGGCGAGTTCATGAAGCAGTACTTGAAAGCTGCTCCATCGGGAACTTCGCAAGCAGCACTCTTGGGACAATTGAATAATTTAGGTGAAAGTCTCCACGCGCAATCGCTTGTATTTGAAGCCCATGAGCAGCAAGCGAAGCTCGCGCAAGATCTTAACACTAATCTTTCTCAGAAAGTGGCGATGGCAGCTATGCAGCCTGAGCTGATGGATGAACTCGCGCAGGGTGGTCAGAGCTTGGTGAATGGAGCGCAAGGAAGACTCCACGCTTCGCAGTTTGCGACGTTATCCAAGAAGGCTCAACAAGAGATTTACACAACAGCGCTTGAGAATATGGCTCGCGATAATCCGCATGGAGCTATTGCGAAGCTCGAAGAAAAAGATAAGAGCGGCAAGATTGTTTTAGCTGAAAAACTTGGTGGTGACCTATATGCATCCCTATATAGCCGCTATAAAGACGCAGCTAAGCGCATGGATTCTTTGGGATCCAAGAAGAATGGCGACGCATTAGCGAGTCATCTTGAGCAGATTATTGATCATGGAGTAGATGACGGCTTTGCGATGGGGACATCGATGCGGGAATCGCCAGAGTATAAGAAGCGAGCGCAAGTGGCGTGGAGTCAACATCGCATCAATCAATCGATTCAGAATGCGCCCATTGAGGAGATGCAAGGGATTCTCGCTCGATATAAGCCGATTGTAAAAGGAGAGAACCAAGAGAAGGTAAAGCTCTTTCTCGCATCAAATCCTGGCGCGCAAGTACCCGATGAGGTGGCTGGCGATGTCATGATCGCAGTTCGTAACGACGAGACAGGTAACCCAATCTTAGAGAAAGCAGAGTTTGGTTACTCCACGCAGAAGGATGTCTTTGAGTACGCGCAGCAGGCGATTGCAAAAGAGATGCAGATGCGAAAGCTAAACCCTGCAAGTGCGGCTGATCGTGCTCCAGAGGTAAGAGCGGCAAGTGCGGCATTGGAAGCTTTAAAAGTAGATAACACAGCCAAACCTGAAGAGGTAGCGGCAGTCAGAAAAGATTTAATTGAGAAGCGTCTTAATTGGCAAAAGAATGTGGGAGTCACGGATCCTCTTGGGGTTTCCCTCGAAGAGGCAGCCATGGTTTCTCAGTCGTTTAACACGAAGAATCCAGAGGAGCTTCGTAGTAGAATGGCTCGCACGATGCAGGAGTATGGCGAGTACACTCCTCATCTTGTGGCTGCGATGCAGAAGCTACCTAAGGAAGCGCGTCCTCCACTTCTGACAACGCTCGCATTTGCGAACATTGGGAAGCCTCATGTGTTTCATCGAATCCATCGTGCGCTGTATGCGGACCCAAAATCTTTAGAATCGGTGGCTGGCTCTATTCCAGAAACAGCCAAGCAATCGGCTTTTGGCGCACAGGCAGTGGAAGACTTTGAAAGAGCTGTGAGTTCTGTTCCTGGCGTGGATAAAATCGAGGGAATTAAAGAAATGCGAAACGCATTAACGCTCGTAGCTCAAGATATGATAGTGAATAAGGAAGCGCGAGATTTTGGCAGTGCGGTTAAAAAAGCGGCAGATCTTTTACTTCCTTACGAATATGGCGAGTATGGGCAGAAGACGTATTTGATCCCCAAGGAAGATCCAACAGGTAGGCCTTACTCTGAAGAAGAGATTGATAACGTGCAGTTGAATCTGGAAGTGGCTGCATCAAGTCTCCTCTCAAAGCCTGACTCTGAATTGAACGTGGATATTTATAATCAGACTCCAGGGTTGGCTGATAATGTAGTGAAGCATCGCATTCGTACAGCAATCCAGATGCAAGGGTTTTATTCAATTACTCCAGATGGCCAGGCTTATGAGTTCTGGGCTCCAGATCTTAATGGGGTGCCTCAAAGGATTAAGGATGGGAAAGGCCAACCTTATCGATTCCCCGTCTCTGAGCTTACAAAAGAAATGCCAAGGAGAGATGTGTCACCGATTGAGCTTAATAAAGCCGCTTTATCTAGCTTTATCCCTGTACAATGAGTTCTATTTTTCCCCTTGGTCAGTACATGACGCCCCAGGAAGGCCCCTGGGATTACCAGGCACTCCCTGCAACTACGTCAGAAATCTTTGCAGCCACTGCGGATGACTCTTTTGTTCGTAATCCATTCTCAAGCTACGTTCGTCTTTTGGAGATGGACGCGGCGCATCGAGATGAGAACTCTCCTTTCCTCGATGAGAAGACGCTTAATGAGACTTACGGATTAGACGGCCAATTAAAGTTTGAAGCACCCATGCGTGAATCGGCAGCGAGGATAATGCATGAGCTAAAGCTGCGAGAGTTACGCAATCAGGATGCGATGGGGCGAGCGCGAGGCATCCCGCAGCACGCGGCGGGTTTTGCAGGTGGGGTAGTATCGAGTGCAGCGGATCCATTTGGACTGGCTGCGAACTTTATCCCAATTGCTGGCTGGACGAGATATGGGAAGATCGCTCAAGGCTTGATTGCAACCACAGCAGCTCGTCGCCTAGGGGCAGCGGCAGTGGTGGGAACAACGGAGTCTGTGGTAGGCAGCGCTTTACTAGAACCTCTTGTTTACTCTCAAGCACAGTTTGAGCAAGCGAATTACACCTTGGCTGATTCTGCAACCAATATTGCTTTTGGAACGATCTTTGGAACAAGCCTCCATGTGGCAGGCGCTGGTATTGGGGCTTATCGCAATGCGCGAGCGATGCGGTACAACCTCAAACCTGAGACTGTCATGGAGACAGAAACAGCGGCGGTGGCTGACCTTATCCATGATCGCCCTGTGGAATCCCATGTGGATGTGATTGCGATGAGCGATGAAGTGTTGAGGAATAAAGCGCTTCAGGATCCAGAAATCCAAGCGAAGTATGGAGATCTTCTTGATCATCGCACTAAGAGTGAATGGGAAATGACGATGGAGGAGTATTTGCGCTCCAAGTCAAATGATGGCGTAGAGCTTGACCCCGCGAAGCAAGCAGCCTTGCGAGAGCTGAAGGAATCCACCATTGAGCAGGCATTTCGTCGTGGGGAGCATGTGCCAACGAATATTCTCTCAGAACATCCACAGCTCTACAAAAAGCTTTTCGATGAAAACCCAAAGCGAATGGGTGAGATTTTAGAGACCGAGAAGATTTCGGAAAAGCGCAAGCTCCGCATGGAACATGACGTGAAAGAAAAAGCTCGCGAGCTTCGCAAGCAGGAAGAGGGAAAGTATTCCATGCGTAAGGCTTCTGAGCGTAAGCACATCGCTCTCGATGATGATTTCCAGGAGCCAAAGATTGAAGAGCGGCCAGAGCCAACAACAACCAGGGAAGCGATTGAACGTATCGATGGTGACTTAAAAGAAAAGATGGATTCATTTAAGGATGAGCTTTTAGAGGAAGATCTTGAAGCCATCAGCAAACACGACGAGAAGATTAAGGATGCAACCAAGGCTCGTAGGGGAATCTTAGATTACGCGGCTTGCTTATTTGGAGGAGGACAGTAATGGCTATATCACAAAAAGATTGTTCGCTAATCCTTCAGGAGTTGAAGAATCAAGGAGTAATTAGCGCTGAACAGCGTGATGCGGTTTCTAAGCAGCTTAAGGATCAACTTAAGAAGAAGCGTCTTGGACAGCAAGAGGTGGCTGATGCGAAAGCCTGGAATGAATATGCTGGTGAGGTGGCTGACTCACTGGAGCGGGAAGCTAAGAAGTTGAAGCTTGAAGAGGCAATTAACAGGGTCGTCAATCGTCGCATTGATAAATATATCAAGGATCCAATTTTCAAAGATCCTGTAGAAGGCTTTCGTTCTTACCTTATTGGAACAAATAAGAAGAGGTTTTCGGTTAATACTCACTTTAAGGGTATTTTGACAACCTTCATGCAAATGAATGTTTCTGGTTTGCATAAGCGTGGAGTGTTGAAGGAGTACCAAACTGGAGCTTTGGATCGTGAGGTTTATCAGTGGATGGGTAACCTAGACTCTGAGGGCAAGGTAATGGATCCAAGTCTAAAGGTTCCTGAGAAGGCGAAAGCAATAGCGGAGGTCTTGAAGTCCAATAATCGCAAAATAAGGGAAATGTTAAACCTTGCTGGTGCGGATATTGGCGACCTAGATGGATACATAACTCGCCGAATACATTCCATGGATCTTATCCGACGCGCAGGGTTCGATCAGTGGAAGAAGGACACGTTGAGTTATATTGATCCAAAAATCCTGAAAGATGTAGAAAATGTGGATGAGTTTCTGGAGGGAATTTATGATGGCTTGGTAAGCGGGGTGCATCTTAAGTCCATCTCTTCTGACAATGTCGATGGTGCGGGATTAAAACTTTTTCAAGGAGATCGAAATCTTGCGAGAAAGGTTTCACAATCTCGCGTTCTTCATTTCAAGGATGGAAACGCAGAGTACGAGTACAATCTCAAATACGGTCAAGGAACACTGCGAGATGCTATTAATTCTTCCGTGGAGTATTCAGCTCGAAATCTTGCGATGCTGGAGATGTTAGGGACGCGACCTGAAGCGATGTTTGAGAAGGTGATGGGTGATATTCAAAAAGTATCACGCAAGAATGTTGGTATTATTGATCGCATTCGTGGCAGTCGCTGGATGTTGACAGCTGCATTCAAAGAACTGGATGGCTCTGTAAACATCCCAGGCAGTGGAGCGTTGGCTCGATTTGGTACAAATGTTCGATCATTCATGATTACCACAAAATTAGGTGGTTCAGGTATCTCTACTGTTACAGATATACCAAATCTTGCTTCAGGGATGAAGTACCAGGGGATTGATTTGGGTGAGTCGTTTTACAAGTCTCTTGATGCCTTAATTAGTTCTCCGAAGGGAATCGAAGAAAGAAAATTGCTCGCCGAAGCAGTTGGAACGATGGCTGACAGCATGAATCGCAATACGATGCTACGTCAGTCTGGCCACGAACCATTGAGTGGTGGAATGGCAAAGCTAGTTAAGCTTTTCTTCACTCTTAATGGACAGAACCACATGACGGATCGCCTTCGCATCGCAGCTGCGGATTTAATGTCTAATAACTTAGCGAAACAATCCTCGCAGCCATTCTCTAAGCTTCACCCAGATCTTCAAAGGACATTTAAGCTTTATAATATCACCGATGCAGAATGGGACGCTTTCCGCTCGATTAAATTTGATGATGTTGATGGTAGACCCTTTTTAGATCCATCCATGATTCATGCCTTAGAAAAAGATGACATTGTAAAGTTTATGGAACGCGATGGGATAAAGGCTACACCTGGGAATGTGAAGCGTTACTTTAATAACATTGAGACCAAGTTCCGACAATACTTTGCAGATCAGGCAGATTTTGCGGTCCCAACTCCAGATGCTGGGGATCGTGTGCTTGTTACCTTCGGGACCCAGCGAGGCACGCCATTAGGTGAAGCGATTCGCTTCATGATGCAGTTCAAAAGCTTTTCTGTGACCATGATCAATAAGGTGGTTGGTAGGGAAATTTACGGGCGTGGGCCAACTCAGGGATTTGGGAGCGCCATGAAGAACCTTGTGTTTAATGGTGGTGGGGCAATGCTTGGCATGGCTCGGATGATTGCTGGCACAACGATCTTTGGGTATCTCGCATTAGCAGCCAAGGATTGGTGGAAAGGGCGAGAGCATCGAAGACTGGATGACAAGAAGACGTGGCTGGCTGCTTTGGCCCAAGGTGGCGGCCTAGGTATTTATAGTGATTTTCTCTTTGGAGAATATAACCGCTATGGCCGTAGTTTTGGGGAAACGGTGATTGGTCCTGCTCCCGCTGAATTGGCGGGTGGGTTATTGGAATTAAAGACCCAGATCCAAAAGGGGGAAGACTTTAAAGGGACTCTTGTCAAGATGGGAGCCAATAACACCCCGATGCTTAACCTGTTCTACCTCCGTACAGCCATGGATTATGCAGTGATCTACCAGCTTCAGGAGATGGCGAATCCAGGGTATTTGCGACGCATGGAACGCAAGATTGAGAGGGAGAATAAGCAGCACTTCTTTGTGCCGCCTTCCAGTGTGATTCCTCATGGTGGCAGTGGTCCCATTGGCCAAGGCTTTGTAGAGGGAATCCAGGAGCTTCCTGGGGGCATCCAGGAGACCATGAAAGAGCGGCTTCAAGATTAGTAAAAATAATAATCCACCCATCCTTTTTTAGCTTTAATAATACGTAAAGTAATCTATATTACCATACGTAGCGTATATACTGCGCCACGCTCCATTCTTTCCTCCTCTTTCCTCTACCCATGAGTTTTTCGACCACTCAAAACAAAGCACAGCATACGGCAAATGGGGTCACGACAGCTTTTTCCTTCCCCTACCTTTTCTACGACAATTCCCATCTTGTTGTCACCACGACCGATTTAAGTACGGGAGCTGAGACAACCAAGCTGATCACAACTGATTACACTGTTACTGGGGCTGGGGCAGGTGCTGGTGGAACGGTTACATTCCTTGTGGCTCCAGCTAATGGGCTTCGGGTAACGATTCGTCGTGTTGTTCCTCTGACCCAGCTGACGGATTATGTCAATGACGATGATTTTCCTGAGGAAACCTTGGAGAGGGATATTGATAAGGCGATTATGGCCATCCAGCAGACGGATGAGAACGTGGATCGCTGCCTCCAGTATCCATCCAATGAGACAACTTCTGCGGTAGCAACCCTTCCATTGGCCGCCCAGCGAGCCAATAAGATGCTTGGATTTGATGCGAGCGGGGATCCTACCTTGGTCGCAAATGCCTCTGATTCAGCCGTGGCAGCAGCTGCGAGTGCGGCAGCGGCAGCTACATCGGAAACGAACGCAGCGGCCTCTGCTTCTTCTGCGGCTTCTGCCGTATCAGCAGCGGTGCCTTTAACTACAAAAGGCGACATACTGACACGCGATGGTTCTGCAAATGCACGCTTGGCCATTGGTTCCAATGGAACGGTTCTTATGGCTGACAGTGCTCAGACCACGGGTCTGAAGTACGGGTTAGGCCTTCATTCTTATCGCAACAAGATTATCAATGGAGCGTTTGGTGTTGCCCAACGGGGGACAACCCACACCAATGCAACAGACGCAGCTTATACGTTGGATCGATGGAAAGCGCTTGTTGAGGCAGCGAATGCCGTAACCATCACACGCGAAACGTCAACGATCAACAACGAGCTTTACGCGATGAAGCTCGCAGCCACAGCAACGAACAATAACAAGTTTGGAGTTGTCCAGTTTATTGAGGGGGAGTGGTGTAAGAATCTGCGAGGAAAGACGGTCACTCTGTCTTTTTATGCGAAGGCTGATGCCAGCATTACGGATCTACGAGCTGGAATTGTAGAGTGGACTGGAGCTGTCAACAGCCTCACTTCTGACCCAATTTCCGCTTGGGGTGGCGCTGGTACAAATCCCACGTTGGTCGCGAATTATGCTTTTATCAATACCCCAGCAGCTTTGGCTGTCAGTACAAGTTATCAACTATTTTCAGTTACAGCAACGCTCGGCAGCACCTTCAATAACTTAGCTGTTATTATCTGGAGCGATGACAAGACGACAACTAACGGCCATGCAGTGTATCTGTCTGAAGTTCAGCTCGAAGAAGGATCTTCTTACACTAAGTTTGAATCTCGTCAGCGTTCGATAGAGGATATTCTTTGTCGTCGATACTATTTCGAGCATGGAATGGCTTCTGTAACTTTGGGTTTAGCCAAGGTGCAAAACTCTACTCTTTGCAAGATGTGGGTGGCCTTCCCGAGTTTCATGCGAACCTCGCCAAGTGTTTCCAGTCGAGGATCGCTTGCGGACATTAAAGCGCTGGATGGAAGCGTGACGGTGGATACGACATCTATTTCTACAGCGGATGGGGCGACCGATCATGTGGTGATCAACATTACAAGCACGGCGGGAACTCTTACAACTGGGCGCTGTGCAACAATTGAATGCACGTCGGCTACAGCAGCCATTCTTTACGATTCTGAGTTATGATTACTTATCAAGATCACGGCTCCTTTGTTGTTGGTAATGGAAAAAGCATTCCGAAAGATCATCGTTTTTATCGAGAAGTACTTCAGCAAGTGGCTAGCGGAACAGCCGAGATTGTGGTGTACGTTGCCCCTCCTAGACCAATAGAGGAACGCAGGCAGGAAGAATACCAGAAGCGTGGCGCAAGCATTGAGGCGCTGATTGTCGCATTATGGGAGAAGGTTGTCGAAAACCGTCCCAATGAAGCGAACCGCATTCAAGCGATTCGTGAGCAAGTGAAACAAGAAATTCCTAAACCGTAGAACTTATGGGCTTCTGGGATGTAGTTAATCAGTATCGTCTTAAGATCATTGGTGGCCGCGCTGTAGATTCGGCCAACCCGCCAACCTACACTGAAGACGATGCGGTGGTAGCCTCCATTGATAAAGACACTGGAGCTATTCTTACAAAATCAGTGGGTGGTGGTGGTGCAGGCGGTACGCAGTATCAAGAGGATACAGCGCACGTCAGTGGCGACACTGGAACTTTGGCTTTGGTTGTTCGTAAAGACGCGGCAGCAAGTATTGCTGGCGCTGATGGCGACTATACCGCGCTACAGGTGGATGCGAACGGGGCTTTAAGAGTGGCAGGGGTTGCAGCTGCTAACACCGAATACACTGAAGATGCAGCAGCTGCTGCAAACCCAGTGGGGATTATGTCGATGGCTCGACGTCGCGATACGCTCGTTACCAATGAGGTCTCGGCTGATGGCGATAACATTGCGCTCAATGCCACGAACAAAGGGCAGCTCCATGTGTTTCAAGAGACGCAACCTGCGCGAGATGCAGCCACAGATGATGTAACTATTTACGCTCAATTCGATGATGCATCGACAAGCACGCCTGCTGAGAATGGATTAGCCGCTCTTCGTATTACAGAACAACGTGGCCTCCACATCAATTTAAGGAATAACGCTGGTGCAGAAACAGGGGTGGCGGCAGTGCCTCTCCAGGTATCTCTCGCCAATACAGGGGCAAATGCCACAGCAGTAAAGGTAGACGGTAGTGCAGTGACTCAGCCAGTGTCTGCGGCATCCTTACCCCTTCCCACTGGCGCATCCACAGCCGCCAATCAAACAACAGGGAACACTTCGCTAGCCTCGATTGACGGCAAGATCACAGCCTGCAACACAGGTGCGGTAACGATCGCTGGGGGTAATGTCGCCCATGACGCGGTTGATTCTGGTTCCCCTGTAAAGGTCGGTTTTAAAGCTGAAACCTCTCCGAAAGGTATCACGCTTGTTGCAGACGGGGACCGAACTGATGGTTATGCAGATGCTGACGGCTTGCAGATGGTGAAGCTCAACACCTCTGGGGCAGACGTTCTGTCTGATGCAACTTCAAATACTGACGGCAATTCAACGGCTTCTTCAATCTTTACCGCAGTAGCAAGTACCAAGAATTACATCACAGCTTTTCAAGTGTTCCGCACGGATGCAGGAACAACTCCGATCTACATCGATTTTCGCGATGGGACGGCGGGATCCGTTTTATGGCGAGCAGTACTTCCTCCAAATGGGGGCTCCAATTCTCCAGCATGCGCGGGACCAGCACTATTCAAGACGTCGGCGAACACAGCACTAGCTTACGACGTGTCGGCAGCGACGAGCACGGTATACATCAACGTGAGCGGCTACCAAAGCAAGGTGTGATGATGGGCGTTAATCAACATTTCGATTTCTCGACCGCGGTAGCTCCCACAGGAACTCCTCGTCAATGGCGAGTGCAGTTCAAGATCGAGAAGGACGGTGTGCAAACCGTCTACAACATGCTTTTCCCTGACGACATCCAGCAAATGGTAGCGGATGGATACCTCACCAATGCGGAGGTAAAGCGAGTTCTGCTTGATGTGTGTATGCGTGCTGCTCGGAGAAAGCAGAACATTGACGGAGTAATCGACTAATGCCGACTTACTTTGTAGGGCCAGGCGGGAATAACGCGAATAGCGGCCTTTCTTGGGCGTTGCGTAAAGCTACGCTTAACGGAGCTGAAGACATTCCGCTTGTATCTGGGGATGAGGTTATTGTTGGTCCTGGCACTTATCGTGAAACCCTGACCGTCGATGTTTCTGGCGGCTCTCTTTATACGACTGGCACGGTTGCTGTAACCCAAGGATCAAAGATTGTCACTGGCACGGGAACGACTTTCACAGGGAACGTTTTCGCAAACGGTCAATTTCAGATTCGCGGTCTAACACTTACATCCTACGTAACGACCTTTGCAGACTCCCCCTATGAAATCGAGTCGGTCGATTCAAATACTCAGATCACGCTTAAGAAGGAGTACCAAGGGCCAACGGCAACAGGAGCTTCTTACCGTACATGGCGAGATATTAAGTATATCGGGGATAGAACGGGGGAATTAACGGATGGTATCGGAGGCCAGGTCCGCATCACTGGCTCAGATAATGATCAAACGGCAACGCGAGCGAATTGCATTACCTCAACCACAAGAGATTATCGAACTTGGCGGGGATTTAGCTTTGATACGTGCACGGGTGTATTGTTTAACGAGACTAACTCGGTTCACAACGGGTTTATCATTGAAGACTGCACCTTCCTTCCAGCGGGGTCTAATAGCGTACAGATCAACATTGCGGGAACGGGAGGTCATCAAACAGTCCGACGATGTTTCTTCTTTCAGAACCGAACTACAGCTTGCAACTTATCAGTCAGTACGGTTTCGGATAACTCGGAAAACTTAGTCGAGTCTTGTGTCTTTGTTGGCATTACCTCTTCGGCTGTTGCCATTTCCCGATATGGCGGCGTGCGGGTCCGTAACTGTCACATGATTGGTTGCGGTTTCTGCGTGCGTGTTGCTACCGCTCCGAATGTTGGCCAAACCAATTTCGCCCATAACAACATCTTCAGCGGTGGTTCTGCGGCAGCTCAAGGGGCAACGGCGGTCGCCACGAACGAAGATTTGATGGAGAATTATAATAATTTCTTCGCGAACTCGACCGACCGCACGAACTGCAACGTAGGAGCTAATTCAACGGCGTACCAGCCTCTCTATCAAATGCCATTGCTCCTAAACAATGGGCGCATGGAGCCATGGAACATTTTCCAACTACAAGCCGCTAGCGGATTGCGAGACATCGCAGGAAGCAATCCTGCTCCTTATGACCTCTGGGGAGTGGTACGCGGGACCGTGGGCGTAAATGGAAGCTGGGGTGGCGTGCAGTCTCAACCGCTCGTAACCCGTAATGACAACGCAGGCGACATTGAATGGAAGATTGGCGGGAGAGGCAAGGCTTGGGGAGAGGTGCTTGTCCAAGATAACACTGCTTACACGATCACTGTAAAAGTGCGTTGGGATGACAACGCGAACATGGGCATCAAGCCTTCCGTAAAGCTTTTGGATGATTACGGGGTATCGGTTGCTGAGGTATTTGCAACAGGAACAGGTGGTGAAGAAACTCTGACGGTTGGGCCCTTTACGCCCCAAGTGGGGAATGATCGCAACGGAATTATGATTCTTGAGCTTCGCAACAACTGTACGCATTCGAGCGACATCGCAGTTTATTACGACGATTTAACGGTTTCTTAATATGGCAAACGAAGATCCAGGCAATGCAAGTTTTTGGAGATACAACGCACACGGGCCAACCCCAATTATTGTTGCTCGTCCAAAAGCAGGGCAGACTAATCCAGGGGGAGCATCCTACTGGCGCTATAACACACATGGTCAACGCTCGTTTATTTTATCCATGGACCCTCCTGCTGCTCCAGGCGGTGGAACAACATCGAACTTTTTTACACTGCTAGGAGTCGGCTCATGAAACTTGTTTACGATGGTGAGGGATACAATGCGGTGCGTGATCCGAATGGAACCTACACAAAGATTCCAAAGGTTAAGCATTATCCGACAGCTCATATCGTTGAGACTGAAACTCAAACAATCACTTTCACAAAGAAACTTCCTCCATCTCTTGGACGAGACGCAATTTCCGCTTCACTTGGTGGAGCAATCGCAACCCTCATCAACTACTTCTTATGAAAAACAAATCGATCTTAATCACGCTTTTAAGCCTTACGTTCATCGCTATTTGCTGTGCTGATGGAATTATTGAGACTGGATCTTTAACGGCCAATGTTACCACGCTGGTGAGTCGATCTACGAATCAGGTGGCTGGCACGGCAATTACCTTTGGCGATAAGAATCCTACCTATGTCGAAGTTACCGTGAGGGCTCATGGTCACACAGCAGCCACGACCAATGGGAACTTGGTTGTCTATATTGGCAAGACCACTGATGGAACAAATTACGATACGGGGATTCAACCTCAAGACAGCGTCTCCCTTCCTATGACGGGATTAACAACCAATCAGACCACGAAGGCAATTCTCGTAGAAGGATGCCAAGGGATTATTATTTCTGGCCAGATCAATTCATCGAACGGAGTAACGACAAACCACACATTTAGTTACTCCTTCAAATATAAACGATAAGACAAACTCCTCTACGCTTATGAGAACTGAAGACAACGCCTTAGATAGCTTCATTCGTTTCGACTGGAAAGCCGCCACGCTTGTGACGGGAGTTCTAGGAATGGCTCTCATCTTTTGGTTGTCCAAGTATTTCTTAACTATTGATCGGTACGAGCAAGACAAGAAGTATCAAAGTGAAATTTTGAATCTCCGACTTGAGCAAATCCAAATGGACTCAAGGGAGACACGTCAAGCAGTAAGAGAGTTCATCGCTGAACAAAAGAAACATCAAGCAAAGTAATTCATTTACCTAAGGAAAATATATGACAAAAGAAGTAACACTCGGACTCGTTCGCCACACCCTTACAGGCTTGGCAGGAGTATTCATTGCTAAAGGCTGGGTTGATGCTGAAATCAGCAACGAAGTTATTGGTGGGGTGATTCTGTTAATCGGTGCAGTTTGGTCGATTGTAGATAAGGCCAAGCGCGCAAAGGTTGAAGTGGCTAAGTAATAATGAGTCATGTCACCCACGGTTGATGCAGTCCTTAAAATCCTTTCTGAGGGGCTTGGCATTGCTAAGCCTCTCATTGAGGAGGGGCTGGCACAACGTTATGACAATGAAGCGCGTGGAAAATACTCTGAATGGCAAAACTCTATTGAGGTTCCTAATCCTGATGCTCGCGCTGATCGCATGCATGAGTTTATTCACAAGCTGTGCATCGACGCAGGAACGCCCCCAGGGAGCCTACAAGGAAACTACAGCGTCCCCTTATCACACCTCCACGCCTTAGTTTCCATTGCGATTGAGAATGTGAAGCAAGACAAGCTGCTTGCTTCAGCAGTTTACTCGATCAAAAAGAAATGATTTCTCTCTCTCATGCGGCAGCAATCACCAAGGCTAAGATCCTGACGCTGTCGCCTGATTTTCAAAAGCGAGTTCATGATTGGTTTGAGGAGTGTGTGAAGGCTGGACTTGTTCCTTATGTCTACGAAGGATTCCGCACGATTCAGAGACAGAAGGAGCTTTATGCCATTGGCCGCACATCCCCTGGCAAGATCGTGACTCAGGCAGATGCGGGTCAAAGCTTTCATAATTATGGGTTGGCAATTGATTGGGTTCCATTGCAGCGCGTTGATAAGGCCACTGATATGTATGAGGCTGCATGGAGTGATGTGAATGCTTACAAGCATGGGCAAGTTTTAGCTGAGAAGTATGGGATGCGAGCATTGTCTTGGGAATTACCGCATCTTGAAGATGCACGATTTTCTGATTGGCGCGAATTAAAACAACGCCTTGGATGAAACAAAAATACGAGCGGTTTATTGTTTGCTCGGATGTGCACGGGGATCAGCAGGATAAGGCAGCAAATGAAGTGCTGTTCTCCTTCATGAAGGATTGGAATCCGACAATCCGCATCTTTGCTGGAGACCTCTGGGACTTTCGGCCACTGAGAAAGAAGTGTAGTGATGAGGAGAAGAGGGAGTCAATGGAGGACGACTACATTGCTGGCGTAACGTGGCTGGAGAAGTTCAAGCCTACACGCTTTCTGCGAGGCAACCACGATGAGCGGTTATGGAAATTGATTGAAGAGAATCGTGGGGTATTAAGTGATTACGCTTATAAAGCAACACGAGAGATTGAGGAGCTACTGCGTCGAATGGAATGCCCAATGCTTCCTTGGGATGCGCGCTATGGAATCTTAAGGCTTGGTCATTTGAAGGTGCTCCATGGATTCTACCATGGGCAAGCAGCCACGAAGATGACAGCAATCACTTATGGCTCTACATTGTTCGGCCATATCCATGCCATTGATGAGCATGCGATTAATGGACTAGAACGGCGTGTGTCTCGCTCCATTGGCTGTCTCTGTAACCTAGATATGGACTACGAGGCTCACAGCCCTAGCAAGCTTCGTAAGGCCCATGGTTTTGCTTATGGATTACTTTGTCGAGCCACAGGCAAGTATCACCTTGTACAGGCAGAAGACATTGATGGTCACTGGTTGATCCCTACTGATTTCAAGGAGTACCGATGAGTGAATGGATTAAAGCGATTCAAGAGCATGTTAAAACAAATGGTATAGATAAGGTTCCACCAGGCTGGAAGACATTTAATGAGGTGATGAAGGAGATTAAAAGAGCTGAATCTCAAACCCATCGTATCCTAAAAGCTCTTGTGGCTGCGGGTAAAGCAGAAGAGAGACGCTTTAAGGCTATAACCTCTAATGGCTCTGTCCGTAGCTTGATGTATTACAAGCTCAAGTAGAATACTTAGGTAGATCATCAAGGAATTTCGGCAGCTTCCCTCGCTTAATCATTTCCCGAGTGTGAATCCAGCAGTAGATATTCCACAGGGCTGACACAAGGTGATCCTCATCCTTCATCCCTTCATGCTCTGAAGCGAGATGGCGACGGGCTGAATCGTAAAAGCTGGAGAACGGTATTCCTTTCTCCCAGTTCCTATCTCCATGTCTCGCACCACCTTTTTGGAAGTGTTGAGCTAAGAGCCGATCTACGAGTGGAGATGTTAAGTCAAATCTCCCTTTCCCTTCCTTGCTATCCCGAATAGCTCCAGTCTTCCATTGCTGGATCTTAACCTTAGATACAGTACTTTGTTTCATAAGTTCCTTGGCTTTCAGTGAAGGTATCCATTTGAACATTAAGCAAATCAGCCACGTTACCAGCGTCTTCGAGTGGCATGTCCCAAATATCATTTAGCGCTTCCTTGGTGATGTACTCATTGAGTGGGAGCGCTCCCCATCCATGGACGCCTACAAAGATGCCGCCACCTGGGAGACGATGCATACCAATGAACATCGTGTTGCCATTACCAAGATCAACCTGGACATAGATTGGAAGAGCGACATGCCCCCAATGAGGAGAGAGGCGTGTGGGCTTTAGGATGTATTCGGCGGGTGGCAGTGGGGGCACGATGCCTGCACGCGGCTTTTCAATTGGAGTTGGATTTTCTAATTTCTGCTTCTTCATATTGTTGTTCTAATGTTTTGCAGGCTTTATGGATCATCTCCAGTGCTCTGCGTTTTGCTTTCGCCAGGTCTTTGAACCACGCCGACTCCATGCGCAGCCCTTTGTCCTTGCGAATAAAATGATCGGTATAACAGGCAATCCCGCTTAGGACGCCCCACCAGTTACCCTTAGCTGAAGAGAGTTGACAGCCAGGCATGGAACGGATGGCTTGCTGACAGCGCAAGACTTGAACGCATTGGCTGGGATCTTTGATCTTCTTGTCGCGTGTAGCGTAGTAGGTCTCAAAGAGGACATTGTCTACTGGTCCATCATAATCCACGGGCGTGCGAGAGAGGAGAGCAACTTGATTCTCAAAGGTGCGAACCGCTTTCTTAGCGAGCACATGAACATCTTGATACCACTCCTTCATCTTCCATCCCCATTCATCCTTGGACTTGCAGCGAATGCGACGACGCTCGACATCGAGCAGGAGAGGGAAGACAGATTGATCGACCTCTCGAACGCAAAGAACGATTGGCCGAATGCGTTCGTTTGGAACGTGGCTGTAGCGTAAACAGAGATAAGGTTGAATCTTGTCGTTACCACTGCCAAGGGTGAAGTGGTACTTCATCTTGCCAAGCGCCCAGATCCATCGTCCTTCATCGAAAGAACCAATGATGTCCATATTGAGTCCACCACTTACAAGGAACTGATGGAAGTAGGAGAAGACCTCGGGGTTTGTGTGGACCTCGAAGACTCCCGTACAGACTGAGAGAACGGTACAAGGGGGTTCTCGCAAGACTGCGTAGTAATTCGGCACAGGGAGAAGCGTCATGGAGAAGTGGGCAGAGAGTTGTTGGCGCGTGACATGCCAATCAAGTCCAGCCATCTTCAGGGCAGCTTCAACTGAGGTGCCCTCAGGGATGGGAGTCCCATGGTCTCCGTAAAAGGTTTTAGCGGTAGGTCCAGGTCGGAATAATATGGATCGCATCTAATGTGGGTTGTCTTGGTGCGCCATAAATAAATTATTTTAAAGTTAGCTTTAAAGCTAAGCGACAAATAGCGAGCGGTGCGGTTTCTGCTTCGGCCATTTCAAAGAATGCACTAGCGGACCATTGCTTGCTCAACCTACAGCCATTTGTTTGCCTAGTAATCGTCACCGCGTCATGTGCCCCAATCTTCTCCGCAACCAACCAAGCTGCGGCGATGTCGGAGGAATAACTTGGAATCACACATGACTTGTCTGCTTCGTCTTCCCATTCTTGATGGCCGCAATAAATACAGGTTTTATCATTAGCCCCAATCCAACGGTGTGGAAACTCGCTCTCCTTCATCGCCTTCTCAGCAATAAGCGCATCGAGTTCGCGGCCTGCCTGTAGTTCGTCGGGGTTCATTTCTGTTTCTCCAATCTCTCCATAAAATACTTCCACTCTCTTTCAATATCGTCACCAAAGTAGACCTCGCCTGCATCTTGGAACTCCTCAAAGAATGCCTTTTTGATCTCTTCGAGGGTGTAAGTTTTTTCGTTCATATAAAAAGGTTGGCTGAGGTTGATTCGACCTGCGTGAAAATTGAAACCTCTTCCTTCATTTTTCGTGGATCGTAAAGTTATTGTAAACCTATCCTAGGACAAGATTGTTGCTGGTGTCAGGTTATAGTTTGTCATCCTTTCTCTTGTTTCGCCGTCACGCCAGGGCCAAGCTTCATTTCTAGAAACTCAGACTTTGGAGAAACTGGCTCTCCTCTTGCTTCTTCGCCGTGACAGGGACACAAACACTGCCATTTCGTCATTGTCTCATCTCCAAGAACCCGTAAGGCCCATTCTTTGGTTTGTTCACCCTTGCCTGAGCATTCTCCACATTTACAGTTGTTGTATATGATCATCCTTCGCCTTTCTCTTGGGATTCTTTCTTTACCTCAAACCATGCACCCGTCATCCCACATTTATCAGGGGCATTAGTGGCTCTCAATGTCATACAATGATCGACAGGCTTACCGTCTACAGGCGAGAGATTATTGGGATGCGAGCATATGGCAAACTCAAATTTATCTACGTAATACTTGCAATCTATGCAGAGCTTCATCCTTCTCCTTTCTCTTGGGCGGGTTGCCACTTGCCGATTGTGCGCAAGAAGGCTTCAGCGCGTTGTGCGGCGGTTGCGTGCGGGTTGAATATCTGATTTGGAAAATCACACACTCTATCGAGAAAGAAAAAATACCTCTCCCATTCTCCATGATCTTGCAAAAGAATCTTCTCAGCCTCATGAATGGCATTGAGGTCGTTGCAGAAGTCGGGAAGAAAGTATATGCGTCCCTCTGGATTCACATACTGTTCGCGCAATGTGGGAGGATTCTCTGGATTTCTTGCATGCCCTGGATTTGGACGCTCTGGAATAATTTTCCATCCACACGCTTCAGCAACCGCTTTGTTTATCGCTTCTGGGCTCATTGGTTCTCCTCGGCTTTGGTCTGCTGGACGGAAATGCGTGAGTCGCAGCAGTAGCAAATATAGTGATCGAATAACGGCGCTTTGCCTGTAGCTGTAGCACCCTGGTAAATCATTCTATTCTTACACACGGGGCAAATCTCCTCTCTCCATAGTGGGGCGTTCATTTGGTTCCTTTTAGGAGTGCTTCGTTCTTCCAAGATGATGGCACGCTTATGATGGCCCACCCGATGGGAAGGATATTCCGCTGCCAGTACTCGTATTCCTCGCGGGTAATAGTGCGCATATTTCTCCATCCATACATTCTTACTTCCGTTGCGGATCGCGAAACATGAGGCATGAGCATTAGCGCGTGGTCAGTGTAATCACTCACTTCACTCCTCCTTTGTCTTCGGACCCGCGCAAAGGATGATCTTCGGCTGGCACTGTTGTTGGAAGATTAGTTGGCACTTCTGGCGATTGGACACCGTCTCTCGCGTGGGCCATAAAAGCGTCGTAAGCTTCCTCAAATGGTTGGAACTTTTCCCAGAATCCAACCATGTAAATACCTGTGTTTGTATGTTGGCATGCCTTTGCGTAGCTGCCGAACTCGCCAGCCGATTTGATAACCGCTTCAGCAAGGCGCAATCGCTTTTCCAAGTCTTCAATGATTGTTTGGCTCTCAACAGTATCATCGTAAAACTCTGCATGGCTCTTCCTCAGACGTTCTAGCTCCTCAAGAATCTCTTTGCCGCAATCGGTGGAAAGGGCTTTCTTCACATTGCCGAGCATTTCTTCAAGCCCCTCATCAAAGGTGCCTTGTGCTGCGAGGTTTTTAATGCAGTCGATTAAATCACTCTTCTCTTGAAGAAGGGTCTGACGCATAGCCGCACAACTTGCTCTCGCCTCATCTCTCTCCTTCGTGGCGGCGGTGAGTTGGGATTGAAGATCTTGTAGCTCGGCAACATCGACAGAGCGAATGTTGTTCATAACCAACCCAACTGAGTTGTTTGCTACGCTCCCCAGCTTAATGCAAGCGTTCTTCCACTTCTCCAGCTCCCCTTGTAGGGCGGCAATGCGCTGTTGCGCGTCTTCATGTTTAACCCGCTCGCCAACCTTATCTTCCTCAGTGCCCCAGCCGTCATGAAAGGTATATCGCGTTAGTGGCTCTTCGCTCTTGTCGGGGGTCTGAACTGTCAAGGATTCCTTGGGGGTTGGGTTTGGGGTGGTCATAAAAAATCCTCCCGATGAATGCAGAGGTGGTGTGTGACGAGTAATAGTCTGATTCCCCAATCATGGATCTTAAACCCAAGACCAAACCATGGAGTTTCTACCAAACAGCTAAACTTAGCCGTCCCATTGAGCACGTAACAATGCTTAACCAAACTTGCTTTCATTATCGCTTCGCCTCCTGGATGGCTTCTTGCGGAGGAAACGCACTGCACTTTAGAGAGGCTGCTTCAATTGACTGTCGCAATGAATTGCCAGAAGCGGATACATACAAATCCACATTTTCTTTGTTTAGGTCGTCTAATTTATGCCAAGCCGTGCGATCTGCTTCAGTTCTCACAAGCATCGTTGAGTAGGTTCCCTCAATAGAAGCGTCGATTGTGTAAAGCCTCCAACCCTTCGGAATAATGCCTTCAAGATTCATTTGGACTCCTGGAGGGCTTCTCGGGCTACGGTTGGTCCAAGCATGCAACTTTCTTCAGATTCGCCGATTGCCTTAGGGCAGCCTGATTCGTCGTAATAACACCAGTTCTCGGGATCCGCGTATTTCCGCAACGCCTCACGGCATCGAAGGAGTTCGTCTATGATCTCGCCCACATAAATCTTTCCCGCTATATCATCGACCGACTTCTTAGAGGTCCATGCGAGATACGCCTTGCGCGATTCACACAACTCCTTCATCTCTCTCAATTGCTCGTCCGTCATCGCTTCCCCTCCAGGGCGGCGTAGGCGGCACGTAATCGCTTCCTTTCGAGATCCAGTGCTCTCAAGGTGTCCTGCAAGCGATAATTCTCGATTATTTTCTTCTCTATTACTTTATTTGCATCCTCCAACAACCCGCGAAGCTTCTTGTTTTCGTTCTCAAGCTCAAGAAGGCGTTTCAATGTGGCATCGTCTGCAAAGTGGGTGCGTCCTGGGTTCATTTGGGGTCCTTCAGTTTGCCGTGTATCCTCAGAATGTTTATCGCCTCGATAAGCCCCATTTTTTTGTTCCACCAGACAAGACATAGATCCCTCGCTCCAAGCTTGAGGTGCTTCTCCACAGCTCTATCGTAACGCCTCACAGAGCGTAGCATTTCCTTGTAAACACACTGCCACGCGTCAGGCTTTCGCTTTCTAGAGGGGCGGGTGGTCATAGCTGTTGTGCTTGAAAATTGTAACAATGAAGTCGTGCCCCCTGGTGGTCAGTTGTTCCCCAGCTTGGACCACTCCGCGGTACTCTCACTGCGAGAGTTTCGGCTTTCGCCTCTTCAGCCACGAAGGAAATTGCTGGGCAAGATGCTACCTGCACAGGGGCACATTGGTAGCCCACGGCTTCATTGTTAACGTTGTTCATAATTCTTTCTCCTCCTGTCGGGGTTCACCCGCCTCTGGCGCTGGGACGTGGTCGCCGCACCAGTTATGACGTTGTGTCATGGGCCAACCAAAATTGTCTTCATCTTTAAGTGTTGTAATGATGCCAAGCCACACAGGGGCGTGCCTACGGCAACGTCCTTCCCCATGATTTACATTGTGGGTAAACCAAAACCTACAGTTGCGGCATTCGGGGTTACTCATCTTCTGGTGGCCTTAAGGTTATATTGCAATCTTTCAAAAACTTCTGTGCGTCTAAGCTTGGATCCACACAATCTCCGCAAACCCAGCCATTGAACGTAGGATCGAAGAGGATGGGGGAGGGTGTCCATTCCCCACAAATCACACATCGTGCTTTGTGGGGTTTGCCGTGAGGAGCTGTCATGGGTGTTGGAAGTCGAGGATCTTCCGAGAGTATCCGTCGTTATAGACTCCCCATAACGTGCAACCGCTCTCTGATGCAATTTCAATTGTGTCGAGTAGTTTATAGAAGCGGAACGCCTGAGACTTATCTTCTGTGAAATCAGTAACGTTTTCGTCCATGGCGTACTTATCTTGTCGCTCGATAAAGTAATATTCGATTATATAGGTTCTCATATAGTTTGTTAGCTGTGGTTCCAAAACTTTATAAAAAAGACATAGGCGATAATGCCGAACATCGCCGCTGCGCCTAAGATTGCTCCGATGATGAAAATTAAGATGGATTCCATTTGTATACCTCTATGAGCGTATGCTCTTCTTCGCCTTTTTCTGCTTTGCGTTGCGTTGTTTGGATAAACGCCGTTGTTGGATCATCGTTAGGTATGATTCCAGCATAGCGGATGCAGTCAGTGTGGTACTTGCCAACGATGCCATCCCAATCCGCGAGTCTTTTCCGCACGCTCGTAATGCGGATAAAAAAGCCAACTGGATTTGTTTCTTGAGCTTGGCTCTCTGCCAATGTCCCATCCCTAGAAGCTGGTTGAGTAGAGGCGTCCTCCCAGGCACCTTCAACCACATCACCAAAGTTTTTTCGGATGAAGTCGGCACTGGCTTGGGGGAAGAGTTTTCGGATTTGTTCTTCATTCACGCCGCCTCCTCTCGGTCTGAATCTCTCAGCCATTTGGGTGTTTTATCTGGGACGATCATTTCCGTGATGGAAAGGGACTCACCATCGAAACGGCATGGGATGGTGAAGCCAGCCTTGCCTTTGGTGTTCTTAAGAACCTTGATGTTGAGCTGAGCATGAGACTCCTTCCAGCAGCCAAGGACTAAGCCAGAGGAGTTTTCGATGGAGCCAGAGTCCTTGGCGTCGTGAAGTGATACTGCCTTGCCAGCGTCTTCTGCTTTACGATGGATCTGCGAGGAGAGGATGATGATGGTGTTTGTGGACTTAGCTAACACCTTCATTTCCTCAGCCACGTTCGACATGCGCTCGTAGCGGCTCCCGCCCTTTCCAGCCACGAGGCCAATGTAATCAATCATTACTACTGCGGGGCGCTCGCCAATCTTAAGCTCAGATTTAATGATGAGCTTTTCGATGTCCTCCACAGACAGCTTGGATAGCGAGCAGGTGTAGATGTGATTGATGCGGCCATGGGTCTCCCAATCTTCTTGGCCTCCATTGGCGTACGTGGACTGAATGCGGTTTCCTGGGCGTTGACTATCGATCTGAAGAAAGCGTTCAAAGCAGAGGGTGCCAGGCAGTTCTAGCTCGAAGAGGAGAACCTTGAGCGGCCGTGCATGAATGGCGATGTTTTGGAGGATGGCTGTTTTGCCTACACCAGTGTCGGCCATAACGGTAACAAGTTCGCCAGGGACAAGACTGCGGACGTTCTTACCTAAGCTTGGAAGCCAGCCACCAAGATTAAGGGAAGTGGTTTCAGCCACCTTAAGGAACTCACGATAACTATGCTCCAACTCCCCCATAGAGCGAACAGGGATATTGATGCCGCCGTCAATGCGTGGGGCCTTATCAGCCAAATCTAAAAGGGCGTGGAAATGTTCAACCGTATTAGTCGAAAGGAAGTCGGAGACATCCTTATAAGGAGAAGGAATGGTGACAACGCGAGCCGACTTGACCTTGCCAGCGAGGGAGTCGAGTACGCCAGCGATATGTTTCTTGCCAGGCTCATCGTTGTCACCACAAAGAATTACATCTTTTCCTTTTAGAAAATCAGAATAGCCTTCCATCCATTTTCCAGCTCCACCAACGTTGCAGGTGGCTACGATGCCGTGATCGCCTAATTTATCCGCATCTTTTTCCCCCTCGACGATCCACACTTTGTTTGTATTAAGTACTGTAGGAAGATTGTATGGAACCCTACGAACACCATCCATCGACCACACGACATTGCCGTTGACGTAGTGGCGCTGGCGAAAGCCTTTAGGATTATAGCGAACAACCTCGTAGAGGAGTTCGCCAGTTTCATCGAGATACTTATAGATCTTCTCTTCTTTACCACCAAACGTGATGGCTGTTTTTGGTTCTGGTGGTTGAGGTGGATTCTCTCCCGTGAGTTTTGCCATCGCCTTGGCTGAACTAAGGCGGTCGAGCTTCATTACAAGATCAATGACGCTGCCATTGACTCCACAGCCAAAGCAGTAGAAGAGAGATTTCGATGGAGTAACTGTAAAGCTAGGTGTGGACTCTGTGTGAAATGGACAGAGGCAGGTTAGCTCATTGCCTTTACGCTTTAACTGAATCCCACGCTTAGCCAACTCAGCTTCAATGGGGTAGGCTGCAATAATTTCTTCGCGAGTCATTGTCATATTATTCAAAGAGCATACCTTGGAATTTAGGGGCTACTTTCTTGGCGGCCCATTCAAAGGAGACAAGCGTGTAAGTCTCGTTATCGTACTTACTCTTAAACTCGGTTGAGTTAATTTGTATCCCATCTTCGTGCGAGAAGAACTTTTGCTCTCCAGTTTCTCCAAGAGTAATAAGGATAGAGCGGCCAGTAAGTCTGGCTTTATCTACAATGTAACTCCGTACGTCAGCGTAACCATTCCATAGACGGTTAACATTTACAGTGATAGGTTCTGGCTTCATATAAAAGATTCTGGTTCGTTTGTTTCTTGAACTTGATCCATCCAGCCTTCGCGACGGATCCAGGTTGCGGGGTGAGGAATGAATTGGCCGTTGTCTTTAAGCCACTGAGGGCACTTCTTTTGCTTCTCAAGAGCACCCATAACGATGTCCATCATTGCGTAGAGCTTCTTTGACTCGAAAGCTTTGAAGGCATTCGGCTTTCCAACCTTGCGAGGGTAAGCTGCGTAGAACTTTTCAAACTGTTCTTTGATGAACTTAGCTTCTGCACTCTCTTCTTGTTTTTCCTCGCGCTCTTTGTCCCATCGAGCACGAGCTGCTTTCTGAGCACGCTCCTTGTAAGTTGAATGGTAGGCGTTGTGTTCCTCCCAATCGACAATGCGACCATCCTCCAGGAAGCCAGTCTGATGTAGAGCGCTCCATAAAGTCTGAGCATCTTTGGTGTAGTCGATAGCTTGAGCAATTTCTTGTGCGGAGTAGGAGGAGAAGTCGCCGTCGGTTTGATTTTCCGAGGCATAGCTCCACAGTTGAGGTACAACCCACTTAGCATCGTCAGACCCCAGGATGGCGCGTAACCTGAAAGTCTTGCGATGCCGCCAGAATGAGTTTTGTACTCTAATGAAGAGGCTCATTAAACTTCTCCTCCATTCCGCAAAGTTGACAGGGCTTAATTCGATCATGATCGCTGAGTTCCGCTAACTCGTGGTCAGACCAAGAAAGCTTGGCGACACAAAACTCACAGAGTGAACCGTAAGTCTCGCCATCACGACCGATGTAGCCGTACCATTTCACTCGCATGCCTCCTTTTCTTCGAGCATAGCGTCTGCAAATTCATAAGCATGCGCTACCAACACAGCCTTAGGGCTTAAACCATCTAATCCTTCCATCATTTCGTCTTGAGCATTCCCAGCAAGCAGGCCTTGCATGGCATGCGCCGCGAAGTAATCTCGAAGGGACATACCTTTAGCGCCTTCAACTACTTCATTCTGAACCATGTGGTCTTTGATGAAGAGCTTTTCGTGCTGCAATGGAAACGCTGGTCCTCCGTTGTTCATGCGGCCACCTGCTCTTTCCTGAGTTTCTCCACTTGAACGACATGTTGCTTGCGTGCCATGTAGCGGCCACTGACTCCAGCGCCTCCTGGGCAATCGAGGACGAGTACTTCTTTCTGGATACCAACCACTACCCCATGAAACTGGAAGGTTTGATAGACTGGCTCTACTCCTGGGATTTCTTCGAGACAGAAAGAGCCATCGGACTTAGTAACAGCGCGAAGTTGCGGGACTCTCCACTTTTTCTCAATGAACACCGTATCTCCTAATTCAATCGTCTTATTCATCAGATATTCCTCCAAAGATAAGCCCCATACGCTTAGCGACATCGCGTGTGAGGGTGAGGTCATTCTTGAGGTAGTTCAGGGCGTCTTCGCGAGCGCTGCCACCAGCGAGGTAGAGGCCAGCAAATTTCTCGCCACTGCCATTCTTAGCTCCAACGCCAAACATCTTGGCGAGAGTGTCCAGCTTGATCATGTCGCGAGTACCACAGCTCCAGGCTTCCATGGTGTCCCCAAAGCGTCGGCCAAGGTAACGGCCAGACATAACATCGCTGGGCACCTGTAAACCATGGACCCAAGATCGACGGACCAGGAATGGGACGTCGAAGTTCTTGATGTTATGGCCCAAGAATTGGCAAGTGGACCTACGATAGTGAGACCAGAAGGCTTCGATGATGTCCCTCTCATCGCCTTCTAGGATTTGGATGTTGTCGTTGTGGTCGAGAAGGCCAATAACGAGAATAGCGCCTCGCTCAGCCTTTAATGGTGCTTCACGCAGCCACTCTTCCTTCTTCTTATCAAGGTCAGCCTTGATCTTGTCTGGGTCTTTAAGAACCTTTGAGGCTTCAAACTCGGGCATGAACTCTTCAAGCTCAGCCTCCGTCTTCCCCATGGTTTCGATGTCAAATACGATGTATTTCATTTTGCAAGATACTTTTTATGGCGTTTAGTCTTCAGACCAACCACTACCTGTTGTGGTGCAAGGCAAGGATAGTTTTCTTCCGCGCTAGGTATTGTGGTGGGTTTGATTAGGCGAGAGCGCGCCCCCTGCCTTTAGACCATTAGGGGGCGGTGCCAACTAAGATCGTTTGATCTTAGTACGAATCAGATTCTCCAACAGTAGCAACGGCAGGCTGTTGTTCGTCCTTGCGATCCTTCTTGCGGGTGTACGAGCCAGAAGGTGTAAGTACGTTAGTGCCAGGCTTCATGACATTTTGGGCATTAGCGTAAGTCTTCCCATCTGATTCACTGTGAGTAACCACGAGCTGACATCCACGGCCAATCAACGATTCGAGATCAAATTTGCGGAGTTCATCACTGGTTAATGGTTTACCTCTCCAGGACTGAATATCCTTGCGAAGGGTTGCCTTCTCATTGAGAGATACACCGTATTCCTTCATGATGAGAAAACGCTTTCCATCATTTCGAGTGGCTTCAATTTCCCATACAAGACGGCATTTGTGCTTCTTTCCCCATTCGGTGTCTTTTAGACCTAAATCAACCACATCGACACATACGGCGTTGTGCAATCCCTCTGGTGCTGGCGTATACGTTTTTCCTTCAATAATCATATTTGTTTTCTGGTTTCTGGTTTTATCTTGTTTGTTGAATCCCAATAGATTGGGAAATTGGGTACTTCGGCTGTGAACAACCATGTTCACAGAAGAAGACTAAGAAAACGCACGTAAGGGAAATCCCTATAGCGTTAACGGTGTTTTCTATTAGAGATTTTCCTTGCGGACGTATCGGGTATAACCCGATAAGCAGAGTTTCCTCTTTCCTGAAGAGATTGTGAAAAGATAGAAACGATGAACGCTTTTTTGAAAGCGGCACTGGGGCGGTGTATAAAAACGCCTCACCTGCCACCAGCTCCGAGAGTGGAGTGGGTACACAAACCTGCCCTCCTGAAGAGCAAGACGAAACCCTGCCCGAAGCAGTGGCATGTGAGAGGCTTTGTTTTCGCTGGTCTAAAGTTTTCATTACAAGGTTTGTGTTTTCAAGCTTCCCCTCCACGGGGATTCTCCTATTTTGCTATAGGAGAATTTATTAGCGTGGAGCGATATATATTTCATGCAGCGAATTGTGTAAAGAAAATAATTCGCTGGCTGCGAATTTTTTTATGAATGCCCTTTTCTTGAAAAAATTACAGCAGTTAATCGATGAGCACGGCTGGTCTCAGAAGGAGGCAGCTGAAAAACTTAAAGTCTCACAGGGGTTTCTTAGTGAGGTTTTACGAGGGAAAAAGAATTTATCCTTTGCAAGAATTACAGAGCTAGCCACCAACGCTGAAGTGAGTCCATTGTTCTTCTTTTCAGAAGGGCAAGAGAAATCATTGCAAAAAATTTCTTCAGGTCATGCCACTTTGCGCCGATTGCCAATTATCAGCTACGAAAAATTACGGGGGGTTCAGAATGTTAACGATATGCGGAAAGTTTTAGAGGAAGCGCAAGAATACATAACAATCGCAGATAAAGAGGAGCGGGTGGATGAAGGGGGTGAGATGCTAGTAATTAGCATTCGTGGGGATTCCATGAGTCCGAGATGGAGAGAAGGGGATATGGCAATAGCTTATCCAGGGCACCCTCTTGAACAAGGGAAGCTCACTCTTTTGAATGTGGGGAATGAAATATTGCTGAAATACGCCACAGACCGTGGCGACCACTTCGTGTTGACTTCAGAGAACTCAGATAAGTATCCTGCTTTTACCGTGCTTAAAGAAAAGGTTCTGTGGGCGTATAGGGTCAGAAAGGTGGTAACGAGCGCGGATTAAAAAAATATGACATTCCTCATTCAACTCATCGCAACGGCTCTCGATCCATTTGTTCTCATTGGAGGAGGGTTAATTGGATACCTCACCAAAAACCTCAAAATAGCACTCCTAGCAGCCATCGCATACAGAATCATTCTCCATGTGATGGTTGCCCCCATGAATCCAGGGAAGCCGCTTATTGATAGCTATTTCTTCGCAGCCATGTGTTCTGTAGCAGCCATCACGTTCTTGGCATATCAAATCAAGGTCTACGTTGATGGAACTAAGCCAGCCACTACGCCAAAAAACGGCCAAGAATAAACAGCCATTGACATTCAAAAGAGCATCAAATGACATAGATCGACTCACTATCAACTGTTTACATGTAAACTAATTTTAATGTCCCACTATCTATTGACATATACCAAAAGTGGGAAATATTTGCCTGAAAACATGCTTCAAGCATGCTACAAGCAATGCTACAAGCAATGCTTGTTTATGCTTGAGCAATGCTTAGTCTTTTCTTGTATTGTATTATCTTCTCTTCTTTCTTCTTTTTGCTTACTTTTTCTTCTTATTGCTTTGGCTGAAATTGAAGGCTGGTTAAGTATTACCCCCCACCCGCCGCCCACGCGCTAAACATGCTTGAACATGCTTGAAGCAATGCTTGAAGCATGCTTATAGCATTGACAGTTTCAATGCTTTGGGTATTTTTAGAACAAAGGAGTCGAGTATGAATCAAAAGGTGTTTGCCGCACGCCTTAGGGACGTGATGGCTGAAAAGAAATTAACGCAGACTGAGGTTGCCAGGCTTGTAGCCCATCCTCAGCCCACAGTGAATCGTTGGGTGGCTGGCAAGTTTGCCCCACACCCCATTGAGCAGGATGCAATCCTGTCTAAACTTAAGGCTGGTCCAATCAAGCTCTCAGAGAGAGTGCCTGAATCCTTAATTATCGAACTCGGCGGCGTCGAAACAGATATTCGCAGGGTGAGGCAGCTTGTGAGGCTTAAAAACAACTACAAAAGCAAACCAGACCTTACGCGCTTAGTTGTTCAAACCATGTTTGACGTTGATGAAGCAACAAAACTCATCAAATGGTTTGAAAAGCCTTAGCGGAATCATGAGTTCTTTAAACCATACAGATTTTTTCCTTCAGATTCTCACGCATTTGACTTATAGGGCGTTTTGATTGATTGGATTAGTCTGAAGATGGTTGATGGCATAAAATGGTCTATAAGTCATTTTAAGCGCATTAAACAGCATTTGAGATTAGCTTGTTAATATCATTATCTTTTGGTTCAAGATGCGCGTAGGTGGATTGAACTACGCGGATGTCATCACCCAGCCAAGTTGCGATCTTAAACAACGAAACGCCTTGGCTGGCTAGGATCGAGGCGAAGGAATGGCGCATAGTGTGTGCGGTTACCCATTTCATTCCTTGGCTGCTCATGTAATTCGAGAATGGCCTACGAAAGTCGTAGCGATAACGCCATTGGAAATGCTTTACGTATGGTTGAAGAGCAAAGTCGAGGGGTTCTAAGCCTTTTAGGTAATCGCTTAAAAACTCTCTAAAATCGTTTGTGAGGGGTATTGTTCGTTCATCGCGGTCTTTGATGAAGAATGGTGTTTCCCCCTCTCTTAACCGATTTCCAGTTGATTTACGCACATTTAAGAGGCCGAGATCTAAATCAAACCAATCACAACGCGCTTCAATAATCTCTTCTTTGCGTAGACCAGCATCGAAGCCAGCAAAGAGGATATACTTTAAATCCTTATTTGGAGCGTTAGTAATAAGTTTGTTCTTATCATCTTTTCTCACCCATGGTTTGTGAGATTTGGTTTTAGGTATAAACCAATCAATTTTATGGGTTGGATTGTCGAGTCTGAGCCTTGCAATGTCTGATGCCCAAGCAAAGAATGCTCGCACAGCCATGAGATAGCTCACAGATGTACTCTCACTTAAGCCGCGCTGTTTAAGCGATAAATACCAGCGATCAACTTGCTGCGGTGTGATGCTTTGAGTGGTAGCACGATCTGGGAGGAAGCTAACGAATTGATTGAGTACATTCGCTTTGTTGTAGCATGAGCCACGAGAGTAAAGATTGCGGTTAGATTTGTACTCCATAAATTTTGTGATGTCATACTTGAGTGTGCGGCCAGGTGTGTTGAGCGGATTGGTTTGAATGGATACGACTTTCTCCAAGGCTTCCACGTAGTCGTGAGTGTGTAGTTTTATCCATTGACGATTACCATTAATCATCTTGGCGTAGTAGTAGCCACCTTTACGAAGGTAAACATTCTTCATTGGTTCACAAAATCACAGCGTTCTAGAGTGAGAATTATTATTTCCCCTCTGAGGATTTGTGATTTTCGGGTTCACAAATGAACCAGCACAAAGACATGTGCTCACTCTTCATAGATGGTGGAGCCGAGGGGATTCGAACCCCTGACCCCCACAATGCCATTGTGGTTTAACACATAGGCAGGATCACAATCTTTGGTTCACAATTTCTTCAGGAGGAAACTGAAGAAGGCATAAAGGAATCACCTTAAAATGCAACGAAAAACTCAGTGGCACAGTGTCAATTAGGGCTGGGTTGAGACAAAAAAGAGCCCTAGCTCTGTCAAAACAGGAGGAAACTAGCAAGCGTGTCTAAGACAACACTTGACAAAACCCCCTCAGAGCTAGGGCAAAGAGATTAGTTTTTTATTTTCGGTTATGCTTGGTTTTGATGCAAGTGGAATGTTTAGCGTCCTTCCGCTTTGGCGATTGCCTTATCTGCCACGTCTGCGATATGGGCATAATTGGTCATGTCATGATTACAACCAGCATGTTTTGCATTCTCATAGTACAGGGTAGCCTTTTTACTGATCTCCCTTAGTGTTTCCAATAATTCAGGCGCGGCAGCGATTAGACGGGCGTTTGCTATTCTTTCCTCACCCGTCAAGCTTTCATCCATTGTGCAAATTCCGTTTTCTTCTCCCATCACCTTCCAATTATTTAGAATGCGATTTCCTACTTTATTGAAAGCCATCCATGGCCCAGGAGTGTTTTTTATTTGTGTGTTCATATAGTTTTTTGTTTTGTGTTTTGATTTTAGCTGTCTCATCAGTGCAAGTCGCTAAAGCTTGCAGACGCGCACAAGGCGCGTTTCGATTTAATGCTTCATAATTTTTTGAGCGATGCGTTGCATGACGCCATCCATGTCAATAGATTGACCTGTTGTGCATCGTCCCCACCATTGGCCATACCCATTTTCAAGCACTGGTTGCCCCTCTTCTTTTAGATGTTCAGCTAACCAGGATGAAACACACCACCACTCGAAGATTTCAGGATAATGATAGTCACCGATTTCTAATCCGTATTCTTCAGATTGTTCTTCTGTTGTAATTTCCTCTCCGAGATTCACCACATCATCAATCAAGAAGATCTCTCGCTTAAGCAAATCATCTACGAGTGATGATTGGCAGCAAAGGATTTCGTTTTGAATGATATTTTTGGCTACTTCATTGACAGTAATGTCTGAGTTCATTTTATTTCTTTCTTGCTAGTTTTTATTGTTGTAGAGGTTTTGAATCTCTGATCTATCCATCACTGATTTGGCAGTGATACGCTGGAAAGATGTCAAAAAAGTACTATACGTAGCGTATAGCTGGCAAGTTTTTTCTTCATTTATTTTCATTTTGTTTGTTACTCGCTAACTCTCACTGCCTTGCACTGGCTCAATTCTTGCCATTCTCGATTGGTCGTGACATAGTTATTGCGTGTTAACTGAGTTGTATGCATCATGTAGCGCTTTTACTTTGTAAGATTTCACGTCTTACAACTGTACAAGAATAGTCATTGTGCGACGTTAGCGAACCAAGGGGTCTTTAAAACCTACGTTTCCTTAAGATTTTTCTTTATTTTACGTAGGTTTTTAGAGGGGAAACATGGTGTTCATGTATTTACAATTAAGGTCTGCGTTGTTTGATGGTCAGCGTGATGACATGAGTCTACTAGGTCACATGGTCTAAGCTAATTGGTCTGGTCTCTCCTTGTTTCCACCTTTTTATTTTATTGGTTTTTTCTGCCACCCCCCTTAGGGGGGATTTTGGTTCTGACGTAACTCCTCCCATCGTCAACTTTGCGAAAACCAAATTCAGCATCTATAGGTGACCGTCCACCTAATTTAGCATTCGTAAGGCATATAAGTGTATGTTACGTTACGCATACTCATGTCAGAGGAAGTCAAAAAGCCCACATCCATCAAGCCTATCTCGAAGTTCATGCAGGATAAGCAAATTCGGGAGACGTTTTATCGAATCATGGAGGAGAACAACTACAACCCTTTCCGTGAAATGGTTGAGGAAGCTAAAGACCCAGAAACACCTCGTCACGAACGGATCCGCATCCACGCAACACTGCTCCCTTATATCGCCCCACAGCTCAAGTCTGTAGACCTAGAAGCCAAGGTGGAAGGCGGGATCAAGGTGATTATCCAGCGATTTGGCGAAGAGATCGCACAAGCGATGATCGAGGACGACAATAAAGACGAGAAAACCCTAGAACTTACCGATGAAAACAACCTTAACCCAGAAAATCAACGAGTGGCTGTGGGAGAATCAGACGCAGCAGATGGCTATAGAGTTCGAGATCATGCGATTGAGGGCGAAACTAACCCCGCAACTCAAGGGACCCAACTGGAGGACAATCGATGAAGAAGAGGAAGATTAAGCGCATTCCAGTGGAAACTGAGGATATAAAGACTCAAGGCGAATCTCAGCTTCTCCATGACATTGAGAACGCGATTTATCGTTACGGCCAGGAGTCCGACTTAACTGTTTTCGAGGTGGTTGGGGCATTGGAGGCAGCAAAGCTAAACCTCCTTGGCCGCCTAGGGGAACACTTTAACAACCAGAAATAATTGCCACCTTAGCTCAGCTAGGTAGAGCAGCTGTTTTGTAAACAGTAGGTCGAGGGTTCAAATCCTTCAGGTGGCTCCAAAAAAATGATTCGCACATACTTTCGAAACGAACAGCATCTAATGGAGTACATCGAGAGTCTGCCCGAGGAGATTCGTAATGCGGATTATAATGGGATTGTTTTTACGTTTCCAACCAGCGAGTCGCTTGAGGCTTCTGAAGATCCACCGCCATGTCCGAACTCGCCATAACCGTCCCATTTAACTGGTCGCCTAGGCCATACCAGCTCCCACTCTGGAACTACCTTCACAAGGATGGGAAGGTCATTAAGAAGAAACGCGCTGCCTGTATTTGGCATCGTCGAGCTGGGAAGGACTTATTCGGCATCAATGTGTGTGCAGAACAAGCACTGATTCGCCCAGGTCTTTACTGGCACCTCTTTCCCACGTACAGCCAAGGACGCAAGATTGCCTGGGAGGGCTTCACGAAGGAAGGAAGGCCTTTCTTAGACCATTTTCCACCTCCGCTCATTGAGGCAAAGAACGACACAGAGATGCGATTAAAGATCAACACGCATCGCGGATATAGTGTTTACCAGGTGGTTGGAACAGATTCAGTGGATCGATTGGTTGGAGCTAATCCCGTTGGCTGCATCTTCTCCGAGTACTCCCTGCAAGACCCAGCAGCCTGGCACTTGATCCAACCCATTTTGGCTGAAAACGATGGCTGGGCAATTTTTATCTACACTCCTCGTGGTCACAATCACGGCTACGATCTTCTAGAGATGGCTCGCGATGAAAAGGATTGGTTTGCCCAGGTGTTGTCGGTGACTGAAACAAAGGCAGTTTCAGAGGAGAAGATTCAAAATGCTCGAAAGTCAGGAATGCCAGAGGAGTTAATTCAACAGGAATTTTATTGCTCCTTCGATGCTCCATTGGTTGGAGCTTACTACTCAAAACAGATGAGTTGGCTGCAAGCTGAAGGCAGGATTTGTCATGTCCCTTGGGAACCTCGGCTGGAAGTGCATACTGCCTGGGACCTTGGAATGGATGACTCGATGACGATCTGGTTTTACCAACTGGATGGATATGGTCAGGTGCGAGTGATTGATTATTACGAGAATAGTGGGGAGGGGATCGCGCATTACATCAACCACTTGAAGAAGCAAGAATACGCTTATGCTCGCCATAAAGCTCCGCATGACATTGAGGTGAGAGAGCTTGGAACAGGGAAGAGCAGGCTTGAGGTAGCAAGAGGGCTTGGGATTCGGTTTGATGTGGTGAAGCGCCAGGAGGTGCAGGATGGGATTGAAGCGGTGAGAAACCTTCTGCCTCGTTGCTGGTTTGATAAAGAGAAGTGCAAGCGAGGGATTGAGGCGTTGAAGCAGTACCGAAAAGAGTTTGATGAGAAGCGCCAGGTGTTTCGAGAGCAGCCCATCCATGATTGGTCGAGCCATGGAGCAGATAGCTTTAGAACCTTGGCTGTAGGCACAAAGGATGTGCGTCGCGATAAGAAGCCTCCACAGGAGCAGGCTTTAAATGATTACTCAATCTTTTCAATTTGACGATTTATACGTAAAGTATTAGACTAGCTAATACGTAACTTATGTTACGTAAGTCTTTTTATGGCTAAAATCTTTGGCTCCACTCCTTCTCCTTCCGCTCCTCCTCCACCGCCTCCCCCTCCCACTCGCGATGACGCGGCTGATCGAGTGGCAAAAGAAGAAGCAGCTAAGGCAACGCTGCGTAAGAATCAAGGAAGGTCTTCTACGCTCTTAACTGGCGGCCAAGGGGTGGCAGAAGAAGCTCCAGTTCAAAAGAAACAATTACTCGGCCAATAAATGCCAGCCGATGCCTTAGAATTAATCAAGCGGTACGAGCGCATGATTGCGGCTCGTTCCACTTATGATTCCAAATTGCAGGAAATCAAGGAGCTGGTTCGTCCAAACGCTCTTGATTTTAATCGTCAAGGATATGTTGGCGATTCGCGTACGGACAAGATTTATGATGGAACAGCCCTATGGTCTCTAGGCCAATTTGGATCGTGGCTGCACCAATCGCTCACTCCAGCTTCAGATCGTTGGTATGGATTTACCATTGAAGATCGAGAGCTAGTTGAAGATGAAGACATAAAAGCTTGGTTGGAATTAGCGTCAGATCGGACCTACTACCATTACAGCCTCTCTGAGGTCGGTTTTCAACCGACGGTCCACGAATGTTTCTTGGATATAGGCTCCTTTGGAACTGCGGTTGTTTACCAAGACCGAGATGACCGCTATTTCCGACCATTCTTTAAGACGTTCCCATTAGCCAGTTGCTATATCGATGAGGGGTATGATGGGAAAATTGACACGCTCTTCCGCAAGATTATGTGGACGAAGCGGCAAGTCATTCAACGATTTGGTGAGGCGACTCCATCAAAGATCTTGGATGACAAGGATGAGGATAAGAAGTGGCATTTCTTCCATGCGGTTTATCCTCGGAAGGATCGCGATCCAAGCAAGTACACCTCGAAGAACTTCGAGTTTGCTTCTTGCTGGGTGTGCATAGATTTAAAGGTTTTGGTCTTAGAGGGTGGATACAAGGAGTTTCCTTATCACGTCCCTCGCTGGACTCGGGTGGCTGGTGAAACCTATGGCCGATCCCCAGCTTGGGATTGCCTCCCTGAGATTCGGATGATCAATGAGATGTCGAAGGTGGTGATTAAGGCAGCCCAGAAGATTGTTGACCCGCCACTGATGGTTCCTGATGACGGCTTCATCCTGCCAATTCGCACTTCACCATCTTCGCTCCTTTTCTATCAGTCTGGAACACAGGATCGCATTGAGCCTCTGGAAACTAAGGGGCGTGTTGATATTGGGATGGATATGATGGATCAGCGACGTGAGCAGATCATGAAGGCCTTCTATGTGGACTTCATTCGTGCTCAACGAAAGCGTGAGCGCCAGACAGCGGTAGAGATCATGGATGATCGCGATGAGATGACGCGCATGGGGGCTCCGATGCTTGGTCGAGTTCAGCAAGAACTCCTCGGGCCAATGATCCAGCGCACTTACAATTTACTTGAGGCGGCTGGCCAGATTCCAGATGCGCCGATGCGGTTAAAGCAATACGCCGCGCAGCTTCGCAGAGAAGGACGAGGGGCTTTAATGATTAAGTATGTGAGCCCAGCAGCTCGTGCTCAATCGGCCACGAAGATTATGGATGTCCAGCGAGCGATTCAAGACTTGGCTCCTATCGGGCAAGTTCGCCCAGATATTTTTGATAACTTGGATTTAGATGAGGTTGCTCGAATGATTGTTGATCTTCGTGGGGTCTCGAATCGAGTGAAGCGTAAGTCAGATGACGTGATGGAAATTCGTCAATCGCGACAAGCTCAAATGGATTTAGCACAGGCAGCTCAGGTTGGTGGTACAGCTGCGGCAGGAATTAAAGACATCGCCTTGGCGCAGGCAGCAACTGCAAAGGCCCAAGGTGGATAATTTAGAAGTATCTCAAGCAAACATTAAACTCCTCGATTCGTACCACGCCATTTTTGACACAGTGGATGGGGAGGCTGTCTTGGAAGATTTAGCCCAGCACTGCCATGCGAATGGCACATCGGCTGTGGCTGGAGACCCACACTCCACCTACTTCAATGAGGGGAAGCGTGCGGTCTATTTGTACATCAAGAGGAAATTAAAACTACGCGAGAAGGCAACTCTCGCCAACCCCATCGAGGAAGAAATTAAATCATGAGTGAAGCCATTACAGCAAATCCAGAAGCTGCACCTGTAGCACAACCCGCCGCCGCAACTCCAGCACCCACAGCCGCCCCAGATTGGCGTGGTGGATTAGCCCCAGAGTTCCAGACCCATCCTTCGCTGAAGGATATTAAGGATATTAATGGACT